ATCATTTTTAGCGGAGTGGTAGTTCAGCTGGTTAGAATACCTGCCTGTCACGCAGGGGGTCGCGGGTTCGAGTCCCGTCCATTCCGCCAATTCATATCATAGTTTATTGATACTAATAGGGGCGTAGTTCAATTGGTAGAGCACCGGTCTCCAAAACCGGGTGTTGGGAGTTCGAGCCTCTCCGCCCCTGCCATAAAAAACCTTTCATTTTCAATAATTTACTACATTGTAAAAATTTTCTTGTGAGAAATCATCGTCTTCGTGTGGCGTAAATGTGACATTATTCGCAAACTCTATCATGTGATCTGCATTTAAATGTGCATATTTCTTTACCATTTCTAATGTTTCCCAACCGCCCATTTCTTTTAACGTATAAAGCGGTGTACCTGCTTGAACATGCCAACTTGCCCAAGTATGGCGTAAATCATGAAAGCGGAAGTTATGAATATTGCTTTTTTCTAATGCTTGATGGAAATCATGCCAATCAATACGCCCAATTTGTTTATCAGTACCACGATGAAAAACAAATTCACTGCGGCGAGTTTGGTATAATTTTTGCAATAAATCCAAAGCAGTGTTATTCAACGGTAATGCTCTTGCTTTACCTGATTTTGCTACATCATTTGAAACAATTGCGATACTACGTTCAAAATCTACTTTATCCCATGTCATTGATAAAATCTCTGTCATACGTGCTCCAGTGAATAAAGCAAAAGAACAAACATTTTTCATCCACGCTAAATTCAAATTTGAAATCAGTGTTGTGGCTTGCTCTTTTGTAATCCAACGCACGCGGACTTTTGGCTCAACGAATTTTTTCACATAAGGGATTCTATCAATCCAACCATTTTTATAAGCCAGTGAAAGCACCCGCAAAATGGACGTGCGATAGCGGTTTTTTGTCGAAGGCGACAATGGTTTTTTATGAGTGGTTGAGTATGTCGGCAAATTAGTCATAATATCTTCGCCTGTAATATCACTCAATTTCCAACCGCCAAAAACAGAACGCCAATAAATGGCGTGTCTGCGGTTAGTATCAAAATCTTTTTTCAACTTGGCATCTTCCACAAATAACAACAAGGCTTCTTCAAACAGTTTAGGCGGTTTCTTATTAAGGTGCGCCATATCCCATAATTCTGCCTTGATCTTATCGTGTAATTCTTGTGCCTTTTTCTTTACTTCAGTCCCAGTGCTTCGTCTAATTCGTTCGCCACTCGGTGTTGTAATATCGAGCCAATATGTACTTCCTCTCTTGTAGATTGACATTTATTCTTTCCTCCATTTTTTATATCAGTCAATCCAACCAATCGGATGACATTATTTTTTCTTTTTCTACAACGGTCAAGATCTTCCCTAAAAACTCGCCACGCTTTCGAACCTTCCATTTGAAAAAAGCCCCATTTAAAACGGTGAGCGAAAACAGTGCTGTAACTTAAATTAAGGAGGTCTGCTACCTCCTTTATCGTTAACGTGCGCTCGGATTTTGTTGTGTTTTCCTCCGTAATCACAAATCCCCCTCTTTCACAAACACACCATCAATCATACGTCCTTTGCGGTCTTTGATTTCATCCCAAGCGGCTTGCACACAATCTGTTAGCATTAAATTATATTTTCTGCTAATTAATTTAAGTGATAAGCAAGGACACCCGAATATAGCATCAACTTTTGTCGGCATTTCTAGGTTTTGCCCCATTAATTCACTTGCGAGCATACCAAGGCTAACGACTGTTTCTGCGATAATTTCTTCAACGTCTAATTTAAAAACAGGTTGAAATGAATCTAGATTACTAATTGTTTCTAAGACGCTATCAATATGATTTTGCTTAGCCAAAATCACCATCACCACAAAACAATCCCCAATGCTATCCTTAATTACATCAGGTTTATTTTTTGCTATGCCACTGCATAGCTCACCAAATTCTTCCATTAATTTAATGAATTGTTTTTGTGGGGTAGAACCCTCAATCAAATTGCGATCTTCTGCCCATTGTTCAATGTTTTTTATAAGATGTTGTAACTTTGCCATTTTTCTTTCCTTTTCAATCTCTACCTTTAATCACATTAGGTACTTCCACAATTAGGATTCGATCCGGTGGGATTTTTAAATATTTTCTGTAATGGTCTGCGATTTCTTCTGCTTCACTATAAGTCACGGTTTTTCGGCTTTCCCTCCCAACTAGCCATTCTCTAGCAAATTCACACTCCAGTACCACATATCGCTTACCATCAATTAACTGAATATTGGTCATGGTATTCTCCTTAATCCTGCGGAACATTTTCAATCTTTAGCCATTTAGGTTCATTTCTATTAGTACCAACAGTGTTTAACCATCTACGCCATAATGTCCCGTCATTGCACAGCGAAAAAATTGTTTCTGATAGTTGTAAATCATCGCAGTCTTTGTCATAAGCCATAGATTCAGACACAGCAATTTGAATAATTTTTCTCATTTTTAACCTCTTTTTTGATTAATTAACCCTAAAATCCCCCAAGCTCTCGCCCCAACCAAAGGCTTGAGCCAACGGAATTTTTTCTTCTTTAATGAAAACTTCATCGTTTTCACAACAAATCCACCGATAGTCATTCAACCGTAACCGTCCATGGCTCATTAAAAGATCAATTTGTGACGGTTTTAATGGCGAACCAATAGGCAACATCAATAAATTAGCTTGCTGTTCAATTTTTGAACGGTTACAGTTATTGACACAAGTCCAAGCGGCGCGATGCGCCTTGTTTGTTTCGGTGGACTCCGAATGAAGTGCGGTGGAACCCAACGCACTTTTCGGTGATTTAATCACCCAGTTTTTTAATTTGGTGATGATTTTCTTTTCTGTGAATCTGTTTTTAACCCCCACAATTTTCTTACGAATCTCCCCGTATTTATTCGGTTCGCATTCTTCATACTCAATACAAATTGGTTGATCACAACGTTTTGTCATTGCGCCACCTTGCACTTTTAAATAACTACCAAAGCAACTCACATCAGCAACCGTACGACCAATATCCAATACTTCATCGTCCGCAACGGCTGCCATGGCATCATCAATTTTGCGAAGTTCACGCCAAGTCGAAATTGACGGTGTGCCGTAAAACTGGAATTGACGAATACCCCAAAGATTTGCCCACGCACTGACACGTTGTACGTTTTCAAGTAATGTCAGATTTTCTACTTCATCGGACATTTCTTTGCCTTGCTTACCTGCATAGATATTCTTGGCGATGTATTTCGCCACATAGCCAATGGCAGAACCTTTGGTTGGGTCAATTTCTTCTACTTTGAAACGGTATTTTTTTGCCCCAAATTCATCGCCATCTAATTCCAATGCTTTCTTGCGGAATAGATGAATAACGTCATCTTTATGTTCAGGTTTTACATACATCAGCAAGTGCCAATGCGGTGTGCCATCGTGATGCGGTTCAACACCACGAAAGCCAAAAAAACCGATTCCACGTTTGGCAAACTGCGCACGCAACTGTGCCCACACTTTATTTAAGTAACGTTGCGTATCACGTGGGCTTGCACCTTGCCATTTTTTATTGTTTTTGCCTGTTTCATGCGTCGCGTGGAAAGAGGATGGCGCAGTCAGCGTAAGAAAAAGTGACACAAACGAATTTTCTGTCGCCCATTCATCAATACCACGCAAGCGGTTCATGGTTTCCTGGAAACGGATAGCAGGATTTGCCACCGATTTTTTCCACATTTCAATCAACGGCATTTGTTCGGTGCTATCGTCTAGATTTTCTAATACCATTTGTTGCAGATATTCGAGGTTATCTGCACGTTGCGCACGGTAGTCATTAAATGCACTTTGCGACACATAAGGGCTCACTTTTGCCGATACTGCACCACAGCCAATCTCCACATGTTCTTTCAATCGTTTTTGTGCCGTGGTGAGTTGGCGTTTCCAATGTTTTGGGCAAACTGATTTATTAAGATCAACCTCAATGTCATTCACATCTAAGAAACGGTTATCTTGATAAGCGAACCAGTGCTTTAACGGAAAACCAATATCAGCACACACTTCGCCCACTAAGCGATAAAGGTCACGAGAAAGTGCGGTGAAATCATCAAGAGATATTTCCCCACGCTCTTTCCGCTCCGCTTGTTCATTGACAAAATCAGACTGTAATTTCGTAAACAACATAGCTAATTTGTCTGCCATTTCTTTTAGCTGATGTTCACTTAACAAATAAAACGGAAAGTTAGCCGCTTTTTTGCCTTTTGAGAGGGCGACCACTTGTGAATGCGTATCACGATCAATCAACCAATCAAGGCTAACCTGATAATGTTGAAAAACGGCTTTCAGGCGATTAGTGAGAATTTCGCGCAAATAGATGTTCGCATACGCCGCCTGTTTATTGCCGAATTTAAACCCAATAGAGCCATCATCTTTCACGCCATTGAACGCACGCAACCAAACATGGCGAAAATGCTCACGTTGGCGTTTGCGAGGGAGCGCAGAAAGCAGTTTTTCAACATAATCGAACTGGTGCGGTGCAACAGAAAACAATTCCATTTGTGCCGATGTTGCTTGAGCAGTATCGAAAGTGCGGTCAAAATTCACCGCACTTTGCATCATCACTGCACGTGCATCTGCCATTGCTTGCTCACGTTTGGCAAGATTGGCATTGCACTCAAGTTCCCAGTTCATCATCAAGAATCCTTACATTGCCGTATTGGCTAAATATTCACTGTGATATTCAAAATATTCTTTGATTTTGTTGTTGGTCGAACTCACTGCACTGAGTAATTCTTCCAAACTCAACATTTCATATTGAGCTAAGTCATAACGGCGTACTTCTTCGATTGCGCCCCAAATTGTGTTGTGTAAATTGCCCACCGTTCTTGTTTTTTGTTTGCCATACCAACTATCTTGATCGCCCATCACTTCAACCACTTGAAAGCGGGTGCCGATGGGTAAAATTTCTAGCGTTGCGCCACAATCTAGAGCGATACAAATATTGTTTTCCATTATTCTTTTTCTCCTTTACCAACGGCTATCTAGCACGTCTGTAATAAACTCAATTAATCCCATTACCGTCACAGCCACGCCAAGAACGGCAAACAGCACCACGAAAAACATCACTAAACAACTTGTCATTTTCTTTTCTCTCTCCAGTCCGCCCATTCGGCGTGTTTTTTCATTAATTCTCGTTTCGCTTGAATTGCAATATCGCCCAAACGGATATATTCACTAAATGCCTTATTCGCTGATTGTTCATCGCCCTTATCTAAGTGGTAGAAATAAGCGAACAATTGTTCTTGCGCATTATCTAGCTTGTGATAAACATCTTTTGCACAAAAAGACAAAGCACCACGGCTTAAAATTATTGCTGCCATTTGTTATTCCCCCATCGTCTGATCAATTTGAGTAAATTCCCGCTCTGTTACGCCTTGTGAAAACATTCCCGAAAGTAACCGCACTTTACGTAGTGCACGGGCTATTTTGCGTTGTCCTTGTTCTGTGTAGTGATGCAGCTTAGTGCCTGTTAAATGCCCTGCACGTAAATCTGAAAAATCTAAATCGGCTAATTCCAACAGCATTTCTCGAAAGCCTTGTTGTAAACCGTCAAACTCTCGTTCTACACGGAATTGGCTTTTGCTTAACAAGTGCAGCGCATCATCAAAACTTCGGATTTCAGGCACCTTTACTTGATTAACACGGCACCATTTTTCAGCAGCAGATTCCGTTTCATCGTCAAAGCAATAAGGCATTAAGGCCATCACTCACCCCCATTCATTTATTTACGGAACCACCGAGCAAAGCGTTGGAAAATGCTTTGTTCACGTGCCCACTGCTCTTCTTCAAGTAATGCAATGCGATCACTGAGTGATTCATTCAGCAATACTTGCTGGGCATTTACGCCTGCTTGGTGCGAAATAGCCCGTTGTAATAATTGAATATTGCGAGCCTGTTCTTGTACGGTTTTATTTAACTGCCACACATTCACACGGCTACGCGGCGTGTTTTTTTCTTTGCTGTACACATATTTTTTGCTTGTCATTTGCTCAAACTCCTAAATTTTGGTTGCAAAAATCCTGTCGAATGAATTTCTTCAAACGACCATGTTTAAATTACGGTTGGAAAATTAAGAACTAATCCGTAGGGATTTCGATTTGCCGTTCGTCTATTGCTGGTAGCTTACCTTGCTTACGCATTTGACGTTCTTTTGCCCACTGTTCGGCTGTTTTGAAATTCTGAATTAATGCCGGTGTAAATGTACCGATACTAATATTGCGAATTTCTGTCCAGAGTTCGAAATGAACTCGCCCACAGCTTTTGCAATAGCATTCAGAAACAATGGTATTTTCTGCCTTTCTAGAGGTTCTCGTCCCAATCTGATCGCTACCACATCCTGGACATAATGCATCGACTTTTGCTGCCATATCACACACCTTCTTCTGTCCTATACTCTCCACATTCCCCAATATGGATTGCACGGTTGATATCAATTCCCAAACACCTGTTTCAGACTTTCGTAAATTGTTGGCCAATCTACATCAGGTCTAAGTTCGGTTGGGTTTACTTCAAATTTTGTGGCTTGGATGATGGATGGGATGTATTTCACATCCATTTTTCCACCGTTAAGCCAAAGATTTACTGTAGGTTGGCTAACACCGCAAGCTCTAGCTAAAGCTGATTGACTACCGCATATTTCGATAGCTTTGTTCACATATTCACTCATAGAACTCATTATAACCTTGCCTATAATTTATCTTTGAAAGATATTATAGGAAAACTTTTAATATATGCAAGAAATATTTTATTGTTTTATTCAAAGTTTACCTATAATTTATATGCAAGGAGAAAGTTATGTCTGATTTATCAACACGTTTAAAAACTTTACTTGAAGAAAAGGGCTTATCTATGAATGCCTTTTCAAAGATGGTAGGCGTTAGCCAACCAGCAATTAGTGATATTGTGAGTGGAAAAACACGCTCCCCAAAAAATATCGTTGAAATTGCGACCGCACTTGGCGTGGATGTGAACTGGTTAAAAACTGGGGAAGGTGAACCAATCGCTCAAGGTTCATTAATTTCTTCTTTAGTGAGCACTGACAGCGATGAACATCATCGTTTTCGTGTTGATTATCTTGATGTGCAAGCGGCAGCGGGGCATTCAGGGATTGAAAATGCAGACTATCCTGAAGTGATTCAGTCCATTTATTTTTCCAAGGAAGGATTATTAGAAATCGTGGGTAAAAGTACCAATGATGGTATCAGCCTTATTAATGTGCCGACTGATAGTATGGTGCCAACCATCAACAAAGGCGACATTGTTTTTGTCGATACCAAAGTCAATTATTACACTGGCGAGGGCGTGTATTTCTTTTTGCTCAACGGCGGTGCTTACATTAAACGTTTGATGAAATTACCCACTGGGGTTTACCGAGCCATATCCGATAACAGTGTTTATCCTGATTTTGATATATCAGACGAGTTATTTGATACCGCTGTAATTATCGGTAAATTTATTAAAGTGCTACCGATTAATCCGAAGGATTTGTAGGGGGGAATATGCGGCATTTTGTCTATATGAATTGGCACAAGGAAGTGAGTGCCTATTCTTTGGAAAACTATAAAGAAAATGAAGATTATTTCATAGGTTATGTGTCTCAAAAAAAACGAGTTATTACTTTTCGCAAAGATAGAATTATTAAAGAATTTGTAAATTTTGATGATGCTCAACATTATGCTGAAAATTTGCCTGAAGAAATCTTTATTCAATTCGATCAGAAACTTAATGCTATTAAGCATATCCCATCTAAACCTATTCAACATCCTCTCACTTTTTGCTTTACTGGTTTTAGCAAAGCTCAGAAACAAGCATTAATAGATTTAACGATACAAGTTGGCTTGCGTGCAATTCAGGATGTTACATCAAAATGTGATTATCTTGTGATGTGCGAGAACTCTAAAACAATCGGCCCATCAAAACGAGCAAAAGCTGAATCGCTAGGCGTAAAATTAATTTTTGAGAACCAATTTTTTCATTTGATTGAAACGGGGGAGATACCGCAATGAAAAAACTACTTTTAATTTTAACCGCACTTTCCCTTGCTGTATCACCTGCAGTATTTGCTAAGGCGCACAAAAAATCAAATTCTGAATCAGAACAGCAATTTAGTTGTAATGATGGAAAGCGAGTATGTGGAGATATGGAAAGTTGCGATGATGCAATGTTTCATCTTAAACAATGTGGTATGAAAAAGCTTGATCGCGATCGTGATGGCGTGCCTTGTGAGAGTATTTGTGGATAGGGTTTAAAGCGGTCAATCGACTGCTTTATTTTTTCTCCTTTTTCACTTCCACTTCATCTTCTTCCACTTTCAGTTCACATTCAATGTGGCTGGTAAAACCACCGTCTGAAAGATTGTGTGTTACTTTGGTGATTAGCCAGTTGGTTGCGTCAATTTCGGCTTTAAAGCCTGAAAGCTCAATGGGTGTTTCGGGGATTAAATCAGGTTCGCCAAAGGCAAGATTTAGGCTAAATGTTGCCACGCCTCGTTTGAGTTTATCAAAGGCGGATTTTGCGGCATTGATGGCGGTTCTTTCGCTTGCATAAGTGTGGCGGAGTGATTTTATTTGCGCATTATCACTGGTGATAGGCTCTTGTTGCTCAATAGTGTTGTATTTGCGTTTGCTTAATCGTCTGCCTTTCACTGTGCCGTTTTTCAGCGTTCTCCCTTTCGTCATACGCTGTTTTTTTACAATCTTGGTGTTTTCATCCACCGTAATTTCGCCACGTTTGCCTGTGTCCGTATCGTGCCAATACGCCCGCACGGCTTTATAGTTTTCACTTTCGGCAATGGAGAAAGTGTAGCTGTCACCACTTTTGCGAGTGATTTTTCGTAGTGGAATCGGCTTGCCTGAGGCTGTTTTGCCTTGTCCTAGTGGCATAAATAATAGCGTGCCATTTTTAACGGTGCACATTGCCCCGTGTTCTTCTGCCAGTCGGCTTAATAGATTAATGTCGCTTTCGTTGGTTTGGTCAATGTGTGCGATAAACGTATTTGCTAGTTTTTTCTCACACTGGCTTTTGAGTTGGTTTTCTTTGGCGATAGTATCAATAATTTCGCCCAACGTTTTTTTATCAAATGACCGCTCTTTTTGTTCGGAAAATGAGCCTTTTAAATCTGCAGCTCTTGCCCGAATGGTGAGCTTATCAGCAGAAGAGCCCCCGCCTGAAAACTGTACTTCATCGACAGAATATTGCCCTTTGTCAATTAGCGGCTTGCCTTTCCAACCAAGTGCAAGGCTGATTGTAGCATTGCGTGGCGGTAAGGCGAGTTTGCCGTCATGATCGGATAATTCTAAGTCGAGTGTGTCCGCTTCCAATCCGCGATTATCGGTCAAAGACAGGTTGACGAATCGGCTTGATACCACTTGTGTGATGTCTTGCTGTTTTTTGTCTTTCGTGGTGATCTGCACTTTAAAAGCGGGCGTGCGGTGATTGTCGTTAAGATTTAAATCAAACATTAAAGGCTACTCATTAAACTCTCTGCAATGGCGATTAACATTGGGTCATCAGTGCGTTTTAGGCTCATGCTGAAATCAATCGCACGAGGTGCACCATCGCCAAAAAGCTCTGTTCGGGTTTCTTGTACGCTTTCGATCACAAAAAAACCGATAATTTCAAAGGTTGCACCGTCAATTAGCGGAAATGCACCGCCACTGTCTGCCATTAATTCCAGAGCTTTAATGGAAAATCTGCCGCCAGTGATTTCGGGGATTAATCTGCCACTTATAGTCACAGTTTCGCTTTCTTTACCCGTGAATTGTGTTTTTGGCATTGCCCCGACAATGACATTGGTTGGATGTCGCCAATTTGATGTGCGGTCTAAACTTTGAAAAGGCACGGTTTGCCGAGTGAACACAAACATGCCCAATGTGGCAAGTGCGAAGTTTTGGAACATAAATAATCCTAAATGAAAGTGCGGTCAAAAAATCTCGTGATTTCTGACCGCACTTGATGAATTAGCGAAAGAGAAATGCAATGCCGAAAATCACAAGCAACCAAAAGGCAATGGAAAGAATAAAGATTCCACGCCATACAATATGCCGTGGCATATTTAATAAATAATCAATCAGTTTCTGTTTCATTTCGTTCTCTTGCTTTTTCTCGCCATTGCATTAATTCAGAAAATGTCATTTGCTCAAAGGCTTGTGGTTGCCAGTGGAAGATGATGGCAATGTCTGCCATGGCATCTTCCACTGTTGCGGCAATCATTACTCGGTCGCTTCGGTTTCCACTTCCGAGTTCTTCCCTAAAAAACCGACAGCCGCCGCAGCAAGCTCGGTAAAATCCGCGACTTCCATTGTGGCAAAGTCTGCTTTGTGCAGTACTGGCGATGTCACGCGTGGTAATAACACTTGTAATGCGTCCACATCCATTTGCAACACATCAAACATTTTTAAGCCTTTTAATGCAGGCACAGTCGGTTTATTGACAGTGATTTCTGTGATTTGGTTTTCGCCACGAGTAATAGGGTTGGTTAGGCTAATGATTTTGGTGTTTTCTGTTTTCATTTTATGTTTCCTTTAAATAAAGAATGGGATTTAATAAAAGCCCCTTTCGGGGCAAGGTGTGTGAATTAAATGCCGATTGCAGAACGATGTTCAGCTAAACGATCAACGCCACCGACAATGAAAACGGAATTGATTAAGTCAATTTCCACGAGGTCTTTGCCGTTTTCGATGATTTTGTAATAAGTTAATGGCACGGTGTAGCTTTGTTCGGTGTCATCGCCCGATTTACTGGTGCCGTTGTCAATCTCGCCAAAACGACCGCGCATGACTAGTTCGATTGAAACCACTTCTTCGGTATCGTCTTGTTGATAGGCTCCCGCAAAACGTAATGCCGTACCGTCAATTTTTCCGCCAAATTCTTTGATAAGTTCGGTCATATAACCGCCCATCTTGAATTGCGCTTCCAAGCCTTCCACGCCTAAATTCACTTTCACTGGACCAAACATGCCGCCTGCACGGTATTCTTCCAATTTAATCGCTAATTTAGGTTGGGTGATTTCGGTGACTTGGCCACGGTAAGAATTACCGTCAGCCAAAAAATTCATTAATTTGAGTTTACGAGGTAATGCCATTTTTTATGCTCCTACTTTTGCAATGTTTGCGGCAAATTCCACAAGGTATTCATCGCTGATGTATTGGTTGAAACCAAGTTGTTCTAACGGTGGAACAGGGCAGTAATCATAAGACACAAGCAATTTTGCATCTTTCAAGGTTGCGGCAGTGTTTAAGTTGGCATTGATAAATGCTTTACCGCCGATTAAATAACCTTGTGCCACATATTCACGCCATTTTGCATTGATCGCTTCTACGATTTCTTTTACAAGATTTACGGAAATGTCTTTATCCATCGCCCAGTCAAAGGATTGTGCAATAGTGTCTTTCAACACTTGTGCCGTGCGAGTGTAGTTTTCGTAGATAAATAATTTGTCAGCCGAACGAGTGCGTAATCCCCAGAACTTAAAGCCGTTGTGGTTTACACAACAAGTAATGCCCTTTTCATTGAGATAATTCACGTCGGTTGCACTGTCGTTAATATCAAATGAAAGTGGCTTGGTGACACCTGTCACGCCAGTTAAACCTTTGTTTGAAATTGAGGTGTGCCAGCCGTATTCTTTGTCTTGATATGCACGCATTGCGGCAGCACGAACAACGGCATAATCCACTTCGGTTTCTTTGGTGTTTGGGTTAAACGATAAGAAATCACCGAAAATCAGCATTAATTCACGTTGTGAGAAATTGTTACCGTATGTCACTGCTTCTTCTTTGGTTTTTGCCGAACCGCAAGAGGCATATACAAAGCCATTAAGTTTTTTCGCTACGCTTAACAATTCAGTGGTTACGTCTTGGCTGTCATATTTGGGGATACAGAAAATACGTGGTTTAACGCCACAAACTGCAGCAGACACGAGGAACGCTTTTAAGCCAGTGTAATTGCCGTCGCTGTCCACTGTGCCGATGACGTTTGCTTTCATTGTGCTTTCGTCATCGCTTTCTTCCACACGGATGACCACAACTTTACAATTTACAATGTCCGCAATGCCATCTAACGCACGGGATAGTGTGCCTTGTTTACCGGCTTTCGCTTGTACTTCAGCGGTGATACCAGTTAAAAGAGTGGGTTTATTGAGTGGGAAAGCCGATGTATCTGCATCTGGTGCGGTTGCCACTAAACCGATAACTGCGGTGGATGATGTGGTGAGTGTTCGCAAGGCTTCGGAAATTTCCGTTACCTTGACCCCATGGAGATATTCATCAGACATAATTTTAGCCCTATGGTTTCTATGGTTTGAAAAGATGTGGCTATTTTGTAAGGATTTAAAAGCCAGTGGTAGTGCTTGGCGTTGTGGTATTGAAACTAACAAAGGGCGGTTAGGTAGAGTCGGACGGATGAAAACGGCGGAATTACCCGCCGTTTGTCTATTTTTGAAAGATTGCCGCTAGTTGATTCGGACTAAACCGCCAACCACTCTCGCTACCGTGAATTGCATTAAAACACCATTCGCTGCAGAAAAACTTACTGCGTTTTTGTTTAATCCCAAGAACAATCCCGACAGCACCCCACCAGTCGTATTTACAGCCCGAAGTGCGGTCAAAATAGGCTTTGATTTGTGCTTCGGTTACACCGTCGAGCGGAATTAAATCCCATTTTTCTCTATCATAAACATCAATTTGCTTGCAACGTACACCGCCGTCTTGCACTGATGATGAGTAACAATCCCATACGGTGTGATGTTCGTAATGATGCCCATTGGTAAACTCAATGCGTTGCACGGCAATTTCGCAATGTGAATAACCGCCTTTCGTGAAAAATCGAGTAATGCGGTCGGCGATTGCTTTAACTGGCTCTTTGCACCAGTCTCGTTTGTGCTTGTACATCGCCAAATAAACCTTAGCCATTTTGGTATGCCTCCATCAAGTTATCCATTTGTTTGATAATGTCATCATGGATTGATTGCATTTGCTCAATCGTGAGATTAGGAGCTTTGAGCTCATACTTACGCATACGTTGGTTGGCAAGCTCCATTTGTAGTTTTTTCAAGCCTGCCGCCTGCGTCAAAATCAGGTTTGTGGCGGTCTTATTATCCAGTCTTGCGCGTTGTGCAAAGTCTGAGATATAACG